AATGAGCGTGTAAGTGACTTCAAACTATGAAAAAAGACGCCTCAACCCTTAGGGTTTAGTGGCATTTAGGTGTTTTCTTAATCCCAAAAACGCAATACTGCGAGGATTCTAACCCATTTTCTGCCAGATACTTTTTCGGTCTTGGCCGATTTCGCCCTATCGAATTTGAAATCAGTCATATGGAACGCTTCGCGGGTATTGTTTCCGCGAGCGCGTTCTTGAATCCACTCAACCGGCTCGCCCTTCATCATTCGCCCGTTTCTGTGGTCATAGAGCCACTCAGAACGCCACGCTTTCCAATCGGCCACATCAGGCGCACCTTCAGGCCAACAAAGCAGACAAAGGCCATGTTTTGAATGTGGATAACAAATAGTAATCGCGACTTCATCGGTCTGAGGATTATAGCCGACACTCGTCGGGTGAAGATGCCTTGCTTTGTCGGCCTGATGTTCATATCGCCAACGAATCAAACACTCACGAACGAACGAGGAAAAATTAGGCATAGACTTGGCTATTTCCTTCGTTTCTTCATCCAACGAAACACTCGATATAATCGGTTTTCGGTCTTGGCCGGTTTTACTCATGTTGATACATCCCTTCAACGAAAACGTGGGTCTTAGAATCCCATTTCCCGCCTACCAATTTGTGATTGACTCCTTCACGGGTGATGTAGCATTGTTGCCCTTGAATTGCCGCGACCATCTCAAAATCAGGACAATGAAAAACGACTTTACAATATCGACAAAAAAGCATGATCATTTTGACTCATCCTCTTGTTGAGCAAAGGCGAGAATGTGAGCGCATGAATTACAATGTTCATGCGTTCTCAGCCCCATACGCATTAGGGTCAAAGAGCCTGTTTCTGAGCCTTCAATCCATAGTCGCGCCTCACACTCGCGGCATTGAAAAACACGCGCCCCAATGCGCATCATTTGTACTTGAAACTCCTTGAGTAAATCTTCCTCAATAGTCATCGTCATCATCCCACTCATCGTCGTCATCTTCAAACATGTCTCGGACACATTGAAGGGCATAGTCATAATGTTCTGCAAGTAGTCTCATATCGGCCTTTCCTTGTTCTTCTTGCACCTTCGCTTCTGCAAATCGGTCTTGGTCGATTAACTCATCGAGGCGGTCAGTAATCAAGGCACTAATCACGTCAGGCTTGAGCGCGTCTAATTCCCAAACTTCAGTCGTTCCGGTATCCTCAACGTATTGGTGATAACGACTTGATGATTCCTTAGCGAAGGACGATGGCGGGTTGTATTCCCTCACTTGGTCGAGAGTTAAACCGATTCTTTCAACGGTCACGGATGAGCCGAATTGGTGCAAGGATTCTTCAACCGCTTGCGGCATATGAAGTCCTTCGGGGTCATGGTCGGAAAGATACAAAATAAGGGTTTCTTTGCCATCTCTTTCAGCCCGTTTCAAACGGTCGGCGGCCTTCTTCAATGAATCAATTGAAGGATATCCTTTGGTCGGGAAATAGTCGATTCGATAACCGCCCGCCGCCGAGCCAACGATGCTTGAAAGCGCGTCTTTTTCGACCCAAATTTCGACGCGGACATCTTGATTTTCGTTCAAATCTTCTTTGTAATTCCATCGAGCATGGCGGAGATATTCGCCAATCGAATCGTAGGTTGTGAATCCGTGAAGTCCGCGTGTTCGGTCTGCGAGTAAATCCCAAGAAATCAGGCCGGCCATTCTTCCGTTGCGGATTATGTCGCCCAATTTTTTGTAGTTGCGATTATTATTTTCCATCAAATCGCGAGCCACGAATTGATAGTATAATTGACGTAGGGAAACACTGCTCCCATAGTCTTTCATTATCTCGTTGGCTTGTTCAATCACTAAAGCGGTCTTGGCCGCGAATCGTCTTTCTTCGTATGCAATTTTCGTCATTTTTCAATCTCCTGCGTGGGTTGTCTCCGCTCTTTGCGACTACCCGTTAGTATTTAGTAATTTAATCGGGGTTTTAGTAAATTACTAATTAATAACCTACTTACTTACTTACTTACTTACTTACTTACGATACAATTCATTCATTTAATTAAATTAAAGAACCGTTGAGGTTTGGGTCAGGTATGGATTACAGCCTACTGTTGAATATTTTGATAATCGCCCTACAAATCATCGTAATTGCGGTCTTGGTCGAAATATCAAAACAAGCAAAACAAATGAACGCCGAATTAGACGGAAATATTGCTCAAGCGATTCAATCCGTGATTCAAAATAGCGGGGTCGATTTCGCCGAGCCGATAAATCCGATTCAAGCGGCTCTCGCAGAATTACTCAAGAATAAAATCGCATCGGCGAGCGAACCAAATCCGGCCTTGACCGCCTTACGAAATGCTGATGGAAAGTTTACTCAACAGGATTAATAGCGAGGTTCAGGCGCACCTAAACTATGGCTCGCCGAAAAACAAAACGCACCCGCCGAAGGAAATCCTTCAAAATACTATCCTGCCTTGAATCCTTGACTTATTTAGAAATCATAATGCGCGGAACAACCGGTACAGGAACGGTCGGATTTATTTCGGGCGCAACCGACTTAGGTTATTCCAAATCCTCAACGGTTGGCGATGGTGCGATGAACATATGGTCAACTACGGGTTCTCAATTAGTGGGAACGTCAGAAATCTCGCTCGGCGATTTAGTTTCTAATCCATCAATCGCGACCGAACAAATGGTCGGAAATCTTCAATCAAACCTCGTTCCAATGGGAATCGCGGCCTTGACCACTTCTATAACTTTCAACGTCGGCAAACGCCTTTTGAGAAAACCAATAAACGCAGTGAATAACAATCTCATGAAGCCCATACTTGGTGCAGGAATCAGGTTGTGATTAGATGGCTAACGTTGATTCATTCGGACAATTAATCATGCGAGGCGGGGCGGTTATTCCGCTCGCCAATACTGCTACTACTGAAGCCACTTTAGACGAAATTCAAACCGATTCTCTATACGTGGGCTCGGCTCAACCGGCGGGTACTTTCGCGACTCAATCGCTACCAAACCCAACGATTCATGCCGCAGGTATTTCTTGCGAAAATGATACATCGTATTGCTATATTCGCTCGGCCGGTAAAATCAAGGCCGCTTTGCCCGTTGCCGGTGTATCATCCGGAACGTCATTACCTGCGCCTCTGCCCTATCCCGTAAGGCTCGTATCAGGTGATTCTGTTATGGTCATGGCTAACGCAGTCACCGACCGCGAAGTTTCTCTTTCGGTTGCTTGTAGTAATGGTGAATATCATGTCTTTGCAGGTACAGCCACAACAACCGGCGAACTCCAATTAGTTTCAGTATTAAGCGGACAGAGCGTCGGTGAAACTTTACAGGGTCGCACCGTGACTCATGCCTTCAGTATGCTCGGCGATAACGTGAGCGAAGTCGTTTCGCCCATTTATTTCTTAGATGGGTCAGGCGTTCCCGTTGGTTCTGTGACTCCTAACAATCCTGCGGTCGATACAGGCACTTATTCTCAGTGCCATGTAGGAATTGCCCTAAACACTCGCGCCGTCATTCAAATGGATGCATGAGGTTGATTATATGGCATTATCAAAGCGAGCAAAGGCGCGATTCAGAATTATGACCGCCGGTGAAAAGGCCGCGATAAGAAAGGCAACGAAATTACTATACGAATGCGAACTTCTCGGTGTTAAAAGAATGAGCGAAATTATTCGTTGGTCTAACAAATAACGGTCAAGGTCGATTTTATGAAACTGAAGAAGTGGATTCAATCAACCGGCGAATTACCGGCGGGTGCTGACCAACATATGCTCTATCGTGTATTCACCAATCAAGATAAGATTTGTTCAATTACGACAATTAATTGGCGGTCGGGTGATTCAATGGAAAATTATCAAATGGTTTGTTGCCCGCCTTCATCGAATTTAGACGGGACAGAAGAATGGGCGGATTTGAAGGGCGCGTTTTTCATCAATGCGGTGATGAAAGGCGGAGCAGGTACTACTCAAGTGCCTTTCGCATTACTTACGGCGCAAGGTACAGGCTTCCCCTTTTGTCTAATCCCGCCTTATTGGTCATTGGCGGTCTGTGATGTGACGGCGGCTTCTGCCAACAATTTTGTTGTATGGGTTGGGGGCTATGAACTTGAATGATCATATCGAAATCAGAAAAAAGTCGGCCAAGACCGAAAGTGGGTTTTTGAATGCCAAAAGCCCCATCCTCTAAGGTCATAACATACCGTATTGAGTTTCAAGAAAGCGAACGACAAATGTTTCGTGACCTAATTATGGCAAACAACGTCAACACAATTGCCAAGACGATTGACGATTTGCTTTCATTTGAGAATCTTTACATCGGCGCGACCGTCTATGAGATGATTACAGGCGAAGAAGTCCTCGCAGGCACACCTAACGACTTGGGCGACCTTTTGGCGCAAACAGTGGATTGGTGGCGCACTAAAAAGGCACAATATCCTGAAGGTCAAGCAGGGCATCAGTCATTCGCATTGGAATTAATGAAAATCCTTTCAGATTTCACCGGATTAGATGAAAACTCATGGTTTGCCAAGAATGAGCGTGTAAGTGACTTCAAACTATGAAAAAAGACGCCTCAACCCTTAGGGTTTAGTGGCATTTAGGTGTTTTCTTAATCCCAAAAACGCAATACTGCGAGGATTCTAACCCATTTTCTGCCAG